CAAACAAAGGTTCTACAGCAAATCCGGCAGTTGAGATTCCCAAGGAGCTTGCGCCTAAGGCTGAGCCTGTTTCCACAGGAAAACCTAAGTGGGATGAGAAGAAAATAAAAGAAGAACTAAGAGCTTTAGATGAGCAATATTATGAAGAAGATGGCGAAGACGAGGTTCGTGACAGAATAACAAGTTACATGAGTGATCTTGTTAAAAAAGGAATGGATAAAGCTACAGTAAAAAGGTTAATTGATGAAATATCTGGTAGCGTTGTATTAAAGTTAAGCCTTTCTGATGTTGAAGAACCTGTATCTGGTGGTGCTAAGCCGCCTAAGAAGCCTAAGCCTACTGCTGAATCTACAGGAGGAGAGGAACCGACTCCTAAGCCGAAAAAGCCTAAGCAGCCTGATGTTGTGATTCCTGATGCTCCCTTGTTTAAAGATGCCCCTACTGAATTTGGTGATGACAATGATCCAAGAAAGAATGCTAACCAGATCAAGCAGAAGTATGGCACAATGGTCAGAAAAGAAGTGGATAAACTTCATGCCAGCGTGATTCAACAGGCAAAGGAAGCCGTTACTGAGGCGTTGAAGGTGAAGCTTGATAACAGAGCCGATACAAAGACTATAGAAGCATCCAGAGAAGCAGTTAAGCTTGCCTTGATTGCCTTGAGTAAACTTGAGGCAACAACAATAACAGATCTAGGCGTAGTTGCCTTTGATAATTCTGCTGCTGTTCGTTTCAGATTCCTTGAAATGTACGAAAATCACTACAGGGAATGGTTCTCCAAGACTCAGCGTACAGAGTTCAAGAAACTTAAGGAGTCTCTTAAGTCTCACGAACAAAGAATTGATGCGGTAAGCGCAAGAAGAACTGTTGATGACTTTATCGGACTTACAGGATCCGCTGAGATAACAGGATCTCGACCAGGTCAAAAAGGTCAGTCTACATTGAATGTTGTCTCTTCCAAGACACCATGGGTTATGGCTGATGACCGGACGCTTCTTCCCATCACATCTAGGATAAATGACTTCATCGTAACAGAGCGTTTTGTTGACCCTGATACAAAGTCCGGTGCTGTTGGCACAAGCGGCCTTATCTTCTTGGACACAAAGCAGAAGACAGCTAAAGGCCAAGATGCCCTGTATAATGTGCTTAACCAGATATTTGATACTCAATATTTTGGTGCTGGGTCAGCTGGATTTTATGACATTAAGGTTCTTAACGCTAATGGAGATCTCAAGAACTTCCGCATAAGTACCTTTGGCAACAGAGGCCTCGCCCCAAAGGAGCTTCAGAAGAGATATGCAGAGGCCAAGGCCAAGCAGCTTGAAAACAAGGAACCCGGAAAGCCTATGCCTGCGTTGGAGTTTGATGCTAATGGAACTAGTTATAGCTCCGACAAGGAAGGCGTTGCCTTGCTTAAGGCTGAGGTTGATGAGTTCCTCAGACAGGGCCAGCTCCAAAAGATTGAGTTTGAAAAGAAGGAATCCAATAAGCGTGAGATCGAGGCCAGAAGAAAACAGCGCAAGGCTGATGCCGAGGCCAAGGAGATTGAGGAACAGAAGAAGCAGGAAGAAGCCGCTAAGCTTGCCCAGATAAAGCTTGGCCTGTACGGCAGACAGCCTCTTAATCCTGCAAACCCAGGCACGGCTATGAATGTCGTGGATGGCAACAGAAGCGTTGTCAGCAGAAGAGCGGACAACCTAATCGAGATCAGAAAGGGCAAGGACAAGGATACGGATGTCTTCCGTGTACATTACATGGGTGACACATTTGGCGGTCCTCGCATGGTCCTACAGACAAACTCCATTGAGGCGGCACAGAACCTAGCCCAGGCATACACTCCGTTTGAGGGTTATAGAACAGCCCTGCTTAGCCTTATTGAAGGCTTGGACATACAGCAGACCGGTCCGTGGTTTGACAAGGACATGAAACCCACGAATGATCCCAAGCAAGTTGCTCCAATATCTGTGTTGCTTGGCAAGTATGAAGAGCAGTTTGGCGATGCCCTCACCAGAATCAGATCTTCCGGCACTTACGGCATAGTCGATGCTGGCAATGGCGAGTTCGTTGTCGTTCCCAAGAAGAGCATCAGAGACAAGAACGGCAACCTCGACCTGAGCAATCCCCGCATCCGTCTGTCCAGAAGGCTTGTGCTTAAGGCCCTTGAGATAGCTCAAGAAGCCGAGGACATCAAGAAGCAGCGTCAGACCACCAATGCCCAGCTGCCTACCCCAAGACAGCCCCAGGCACGGCCTGCACAGGGCCAGCAGCCTCAGCCAGCCCAAGGCACTCCTCCTCCGGGTGTAGATGTTCAGGCGTTTACCAACGAGCGCATGAACATGATTCTGCAGTCTGCCAAGAACGATGCTAACCTGTCCAAGATGGAAAGTGCCTCAGGAGTTCTAAAAATACTCACGAACATGGACAACATGAAGCTGATGTACATGAAGAACGGAACCATCAGAATCTATGGTGCTAACAACAATCTCCTTGCGGAGACAAAAGATGAGGATGATGCCTTCGGATGGCTAATAAAGTAACAGTTGCTCTAATGAGTTTGGTTCTGGCTGGGTGTACTCCAGACCTACCCAACATAGACCCGGCTCCTTCTACGGATCCAAACAATGTGTCCATCCTAGGCGATAAGATCGACATGTCCGAACAGCGGGCTGCTGCAGCCATAGTCGTAGCCATAGAGAACGCCAACAAGCCTGAGGTGGTCAAGGCCGAGGGTAACCTGGCTTTGTCCTATCTCCCTGCCCCCAGGCTTGAGGATATAACATTCGCTAGGGATAGGGCAGCAAAGGGTGACAAGAAGGCTTACGATGACCAGCAGGCCTATGCAAAGCAGCTACAGAAAGACCTTACCGCTATGTGGGATAAGATGGAGGATGACAATAGAAAGGCCAAGGCAGAGGTCCAGGCACTTAAGACCCAGAACAATGAACTCAGAAGCGAGATCTCAAGGGTCGAGAAGGAGGCCAGATACAAGATGTGGGCTGTAACAGGAGCTGTTATGTTCTTTGCCGGTGCTTTGGCTTGGGCTTTTATTGGTGCTAAAATAGGCATTGTCCTTCTGATTTGCGCTGTCTTTGCCGGCTCTGTCCCTACCATAACTGACTCCATATATTTCAACTGGATCGTTGGCATCACCCTTGGCCTGTGTGCATTCCTAGGCCTATGGAGGCTGTACGACTACATCAAAGATAAGAACAATGAACAACCTTGATGACTATAAACAGATAGCCAAGGACATAGCTACCTTCAGCGTCCTAGGATCTATAGCCATGATAGGTAGGATATTGGCTAGCCGTGAGAAAAACACAATAGGCTACAATATCCGCAGAACTCTTGCCGGCGGTATTGTAGCTACATTTGTTGGTTTTGCCGTACAGGACTACATCCAAAGCCAGACGATGATCTATGCTGCAGTCGGCATAACCGGCTCTGCAGCACCAGAGATCATCGATTCTATCGTGTTCAGGATGAAGGACTGGCTTCTGAAGACGAGGCTTCGCTAGTCTTTTTCTTTCCGGTGTAGTGACCCCAGGCCGTGCGCTTAAGCACGATCATGTACCGCTTTGTAAGGGCGTACACAGTAGCTCTGGTGATCTGATACTTCTCTGCTGCCTCCGCATAGGTAAGGCCTAGGCGTTGGGCCTCAAAGAGGCAGTTCTTTACATAGTTTCTTGGATGTTTCATTGGAGTTAAATGTTAGATTGCGCCCCATTGGCTTTGGGCTTTTCCTTCCAGCGTTGTTCGGCCTGTTTCATCAACTGGCGTTGATAGCGTGGAATGGTTGGAGGCGTATGGATTTCAGAGCAACGGCAAATGTCACCATACCGATATGGGCATTTTCTGTGATGCTTCACTTCGTCTTTAATCACGACTGAACCCCCTTGGCTTTTCGCCAATAAATCATGGCCTCACGCACGATTGTTGGTTCATAAGGGCAACCATTGAAGTCGGCTTGCAAAGTCATTTCCATCGCATCCCCGGCCTTGGTCAGCCGCTCGACCTCGGACTTGAGGCGGGCGTTCTCCTCCTCAAGCAAACGCTTGTCGTGTTCAAGACTACGACCCCAAGCAACCATTTTGGATAGTTCGCTCATTTGATTTTGATATTCTGTTCAAGGGTCTGCCATCCGTCACCTTCAACATAGGCGCGGATCGTGATGTGCAAGTTGTCGTATCCCCAAGACGCATTTACTGTGTAATCATCTCGCTCGATAGTGTGAGTACCCTGTGTGCTGTTGCGTAACACATCGCTCCAATCCTCAAGGTAATTGACAATGATGTTTTCTGCGTAAGCACCAAAGCCTTGGCGTTTGATCAGTTCGTTCATGGCGTTAGATGAAGTCGATGTAGATGGGGGTGTTCTCACCAACATAAGCACCCCATGTGTTGAATTCAAGATATTCTATTGCATCGATTTCTTCCATCCCTTGGGACTGAAGCTCCTCGATCATTTTCTTCTTGTCATATACGACACAGGTGGTTAGGCCCCCGGTTACACCGACAATGCAATCATCGAATCCATCGGCAAAAAGCAATGAATCGTCAGAACACATGTCCAGGCAGGCTTGCCTGTTAGGATGGATCTTTGGAGTTTTTTGTGGCTTTCTTTTTGGCATAGTTTGTGGTTGGTATAGGTAATCCGTTGGAAACGCAAAAGCGTATTACATTTGAGTATTTGACCCCCGCCCGCTTGCAAACATTTTCTAGGCTGTAACCTGTATTCACAGCCGTTTGCCAAGCCCTACGGAGCCGGTCAGTTATCATTGGTTGCTACACGCTTTGAGATCATGCCCACCAAGGCATCGTTGTCCTTGTTGAGCCTTTCTATGATGCGCTTGTTGTTCTCTATCGTGGCTTGAAGCTCTGCGATCGTGTTGGTGCTTTGTAGGCATAGCATTAGATCCTCAGGCTTCATTCCAAGCAGAAGGGCAGCAGCTGCCAGGCTATTGTTATATCCTCTCATGTTACCAGATGATCTTGAGATTTTTAATAACGCTTACGATGTCTAGGCCGTTCTTTAGGTTGAAGTGAGCCAGAGCTTTTCGAGTGTTCATCAGGCCTGTGCTTACAGTTATCTTTTTCACTTTTAGCGCGCCGGCATCGTTCAGTATTTGCAATGCTTTTCTGCACTTTCTTTCTCCAAGCTTTGATGCGTGGGCGATCTCTGCGACTGTCATCCATTCCTTTGTCTTCTCCTCCAGTTGTTTCTTTCTTATGTTCTGAAGCTCCTCGATGAACTGCTTGGTGGTTATCTTCCTCATAGGTCTTTGTGGCTGTAGATCCACTCTTGATTGACCTTGTGGGCCTGCCAGAGCTTGTAGTTCTTTTGTCCTTGGACATATCCGTACAGCCATCCACTTCCCCATTTAGCCGTAGCCAACCGGTTCTTGGCATAGGACATGTCGGTCTTGTCGCAGAGGCATCCTCCGGAAAACCCAACGCTGCCTCCGTGCTTCTTTGCGCAAACCATTTCGATCCTGTGGATGTGTCCCATGCAGCAACAACCTCCGACTGATGCGTAATGAAGAGCCTGTTCTTCAACCGCATTCTTGCCGTATGTATAGCCGTGTACGCATGAGATAGGGCCGATTCGATATACTCCAAGGTCAGCATGGTAAGGCAGGATAACCTTACAGCCGACTGATCGTAGAGCCTCATGAATGCGGTTCTTAAGGTCGATACAATAGTCAACGATGATTCCGTTGGTGCTTGTTTCGATGATGTGGTCGATTCGGTCTTCATGGTTTCCATATAGAAATACAGTAGGTTTATAGGCTTTGATGAACTCAATGCCCTTCTTGATGTCCTCATCCATAGACTCAGCCTGTTCCTTGCCCATCGCACCCTGTCGGATGCTGGCAAGGTCAAAACAGTCACCCAGGTGTACCCGGTGTTGAGGGTTGAATTCCTTGACGAATCGAAGGAACTCCTTGATGACGGCAGGATCGCCTTTTTTTCCATGGTTATCTCCGCAAATGACGATTTTTTGTTTCTTTGCTTTCATGATCTGCATGGGGTTGGAAGGTCGTATCTTTCAGCAAACGAGTAGATGGCCCGGCGGCTTACGCCTACTTTCCGGGAAGCTTTGGACACCCCGATAGCCATAGACAAGGTCCATCCTTTGTAGGACTTGCAAGGCGGTACGGCATTCGGAATGTCGATCGGCGGGATTAGGTTGTTCTTCTTTGCGTACATCGTGATCTCGTTCACGCTGATGCTGAAGGCGATAGCCGCCTTGTCGATCCTAGCACCGCTCTTGATCATTTCGTAAGCGCATTTGATTCGCTTATCACGATCACCCATGTAATTGTGGTTGCGGCTGGGATGCTTGTGCGTGTCCTTCATCATGGCGCTTACCTTGTCCTTGGTAAGGCCACAGAGTTTGAGTAGGTGTTCAGACATGGCTTTAAGAAAATGGTCCCTCTAGGAATCGAACCTAGATTCACCGCTTAGAAGGCGGTTGTTCTATCCGTTGAACTAAGGGACCAAGTTGATTAGAACGGAACCTCGTCCTGGCTTTCGCTGGACGATCCGGAGGTTGCCATTTCGTACAGGGCCACGGCGGTTGCCTTAAGCTTGGCATCCTTAGCCGTCACCTTGCCGGTCTTCTCATAGGGGCGAGGCTCCCAAGAGGTAGCCCAGTACTTGAGGTCATCGAGGCCAACGCTACCGATGGTCTGGCCCTTATTCTTGCCAAAAGGCAGTACAATGGTCGGGTCGATGTCGTTGCTGGCTTGGGCCGGCTGGGATGCCTGCTGGGGAGCAGGAGCGGAGTAAGCGGGGCCAGCGATGAACTTGGTCGTGGAGTTGGCGGCTGGGGCCATGCGGACCACACGATCGCTTTCTGCGTCATCGTCCTCGGTGGCGATGCCTGCTGCGGCGGCGAGGGCGTAACGGCGAAGGTACGAGATCAATGCACCGGCCTGCTGACCGGTCATGTTATCGCCAGCAGGGACATGAACGCTGTGCTGGATGCTTTCACCGCTTTCGTGGATGATGATGGTGCAGACACCGACTTCCTTTTCGTAGCCGGAAGACGGAAGCTGGATAATCGCAAGCCCATGCTTGGCGAAGATCGGCTTGATGGTCTTCAAGTGCGCCTGCAAGGTGGCGTACTTGTTGCGATGAAACGGATTGGTTGCATCGGCATGCACATCCGTGGTTTCTGCGATAGCCTTCACCAGAGCGGCGAAGAGCTTGGGTTTATTGGTATTGGTATTATCCATGGTGGGAATACAGGGTGTACAGAAGTTATCGGACAAGTCTATGATTTTTTTCAATTCCATCGAAAATAAATTCTCGGATTACTCTTGACCTTTCGATGCTCAATGACCTGGCGATGCTATTCAGGCTCTCCATCATCTCCGAGGAGATCCGGCATGTAAGCATCATGTCTCGTTCCATTCTTGCGGAAAACTTCATACGAGTGGTAGAGGATTTTGACCCTTGATTTGAAGGGCTCTTGGATTTGATGCGTGAGGTTGTAGGTTTCGATTTCATGGAAAAGCTGTTGGATCTTGTGGTGAAGATAATTCGATTCAATCTTCAATATCTCTATCTGGGTGTCTTTGTCGTTGCTCATTTGTTTAGGTAAAATTTAGCGCGCCTCAATATGGCTTTCCTGATGTCCGGAAGCCTATCGCTGTTTGGGTTGAGCTTGTACTTGTATACGGCATCGTAGAAGCCAAGGTTGTAGCACATGTATACACGCTCCTTGGTAGGGATGTACCCTGCCTTGATGATGCGTTTCTCGATCAGCCTTAGGTACGCCATGCAGACTTCCCTAGACCTGTATGCATGGAATGCGTCCTGCCTATATGCCCATTCCTCGCATTCTCTTTGACGGCCTTCCTTGATCAACTGGTCGATGCCGTCAATCCAAGCTACCTCATGGAGTTGGTAAGCCCCTCTTGCGGAATAGTTGTCCCCTACAGCCAGGTGGTTGTAGTTGGACTCGATGATAGCCACCCGGTCCGCAAGGTCTCCGGTGACAACGCTTGGCTGCACAAACGACAGTAGTAATGCTACGCTGATCATAGCCAGACAGGTAATACCAATCCTTTATTTGTCAAAAGAAAAGAGGCTCCCCAACCAGAGAGCCTCATAACCTTGCGGTTTATGCCATGCACCACAACGAACACTCCTGATCGTTGGGATGAAATGTTTCCTGTCAAGCAGTTCCCACGATATCGTAGTAATCCTTGAGCCTACGGACGAGTGCCGTACCCATCTCAGGGTCTTGGAATCGCTCGGTGAGGCCGGTGGAATTGAAGTTCGTGGTGATCAAGCACGGACGATGGTTCACACTCCGTTCATCGATGATGGCGAAGATGTCGGACGCAAGGCGAGGGGTAAGCTTCTCCTTGCCGAGATCATCCATGAACAGCATTGGCGTGTCGATGATGGAGTCCAGAAGCTTGAGGTGTTTCCCCTTTTCGTGGGACTCCTCAAGTTGGTTCTGCATGCGGCGCATGGTGAAAGTCATGTGTTCCGGGCCTCCGTTGTCAACCCACCAGATCTCAAGGATCTTCCATGCGGCCCTCGTCTTGCCAAGCCCCGATGGGCCGTGAAGCAGAAGACTCCTGGAGTTAACGAAGTTCTTCTTCCCGATGACATTCTGCAGGCCTTGCGGAAGGCGAGCCACATCGGTGGACCGGAACTCCTCTGGCATCGGAAGGATGGGCCTCCACGACCACATGTTCTCGTCCAGTTCCTGCTGGGTCATGTGGTCCGGGCATCGATCCGAGATCGAGAACCGATTGAATCTACGGCTCCACGGAGCATCGAATGTAGCTCCGCACTTTGCACAGTTCATTGCGTTCTTCATGGGTGGTCAGAATCTTTCGTGGTCTTTGTGGCCTAGCGGGCCCTTGGAGGGCTTTTGATTGGTGCGAGGGTATACACCCTGCCATCCCTTCTCAATCGCCTCTCTGATGGCTTGGCAAGCCTGTTCCTCGCTGTTCAGCGAACCGAGGGTGGTCAAGGTCATGGACGATGACAGTTGGGTCATCCGCTTTTTCATCTGTCGGCGATGCTTGATCCACAGCACCCAATGCTCCTTAAACTTCTCGCCATACGGCAACACCTCGTCCATCGGATCATACCCCTTCCCCCTTTGGGGGTTAGGGGGTGTATCTATATCTTTCTTTTCTATCTCTATAGTAGACGATGGGTGGAAGTTTTCTTCCGCACCCCCCGGAAGTTTTCTTCCACCCCTAAATTGAGCAGTAAATGCCGTGGTGATATAACGCCGGTTGTCGATGCTCTTGCGAAAAATTAGGCCACGATCCTCCAAAAGCTTGAGGCCGGTACGAACCGAGCGGTCAGTCGTACCGAGAATCGTTCCAAAATACTCGTCAGAGGCAGAGCAACCTGGCTCTCGGTCTAGGCACATGATCATACCAAAGAGGAGCTTTGTGCTGTAGGGAATCTCTCCGTCCAGCACAAGCTCCCTTGGGATGAAGATGCCAGAGAATCCTTCTGGCACATCCATGTTAGTCGAGATTGAGTTTGATCTCGGTCACGACATTGCCAAACGAGGGCCAGAAGTTGGACTTCACGCAGGCCTTGTACAACTCAAGACCTTCGATGACCTCCTTCTTGCCGCGCTCGATGAACTCCTTGTCGAGCGTGAACACACGCACCGAGTAAGGGTCTGACTTCTCCATGGCGATGAAGTAGAACTTGGGCTCACGGCCTGTGGCCTCCTTCAACAGCAACGAGTAAAATGCGGCCTGCACATAGTACTTGTACTGGAAGATGGTTGAGCGGAAGTTTTTGGTGGTCGGGATGTCGTTGACGCTCTTGAGATCGATGATGTCCCCATCTGCGGTCATGCGATCAAGGCGAGCCTTGACCTTAACGCCATTGATTTCTCCGACCAGCGTGACTTCATTGCTACCGCCCTGCATCAGAGGCTTGACCAAGTCGTTGCTACGGAGGTTTACCTCCATCTTGCAAATGCGGTCATAGTCCTCCTGCGTGATCAGTTTCTTGCCGGTGGCTTGGTATTCTTGGTAGATGGCCTTACCTTCCTTGGTGCGGCGATCGATGTTTTCGGGAAGCACGGAGAACGAATCATGGAACACGCCAGTACCTTCAAGGCAAAGCGTGTGCAATGCGTCTCCGAACAGGAGGGCCTGCGACTGCTCACGCTCGGCCCGATCATAGGCAACGAGGTGGGCCGGCGTATCGAGGAAGTGCTTGAACCGAGAGTAGTTCAAGTGTTCCTTGGTGATGGAGTCGTATTCGTTACGGCTCGTATTGGTATGTATGGTGATCATGGGGGGAAATTAGTACAGGTAGATGTTGAAGAACATGCCGGTAGCTTGATCGGGTGCAATCTCGTATTTGCTGACACCACCGCTGAAGATGATGGAGTCATCCGAGATGATGCCGGCCTTGACCAGGCAGTCGAATGGGATCTTTGCGAGATTATCCCAGTCCGGCTTCACAGTCATCGGTAGCCGTCCTTTAGGATCCTTCTTGAACAACTTGGCCCTCGTCTTGGGTGCGTTGAACTCGATCGCAAGTTCGACCTTCACGGCACAGGTGATGGGCAACTTGCATTTCAGTTGATGCATGTTGGCCTTCATCTCCTTGAGGATCAGTTCCTCGTACTGCTTGGCCTTGCTGTTGCTCATCTTGCCAACGAACATCGACCCGGTCTTCTTGCTCTTGAGGATACGCAATGCGGACTGGTGCGTGGACCTCTGCGTGGGAAGACGCAGATAGATGGACTCTACGGATTTGCAGGGATTCATTTGTTCTTAATGCTCTTGTAGGCTTTTACAATCATGAAGCCAAGCACCCATGCGAGCGCTAAAGGCCAAAGATAGTATGCTAGGAAGAAAACACATCCGATGGTATCTAACAGTAGTTGTATGGGTGACATAGGGACCGGCATAGTCGTAATACCGCTGGACAAGTCAAGCCTTATGGTTTAACTACCGGCATGCTACCAGAAAGTAACCCGGATAGGTTTGAAAAAAACGACTTGCACACAGGCAACGGCATCCCAACCGAGAAGAAGGAACGGATCCAGCAATTGCTCTCGGAGGGCGTGGCATCCAACCAGATCGCCCAGGAGCTTAAGACCTCCCGCAACACAGTCCACGCCATCCGTGACAACATGGAGGATGCCGGTAAATTTGAGTTGGGTACTTGGAAAAAGCAGACAGTCGCTAGCCTAGCCAAGTTCGTCAACAAGGGTTCGTCTAGGCTTGAGCAGGAGGTGGACAACATCCCCGCCGGTCAACTGCCTTTGGCCCTGGCTATCGCCATCGACAAAATCATGGCGTTGCAGGACGCTCCAGCCGTGGTTGTCGAGCATCGCCTGCGGATCTCTGCTGACGATATCAACGGCCTGCTCAAGGTTCCCAAGCAGGAGCAGCGCGAGGTCATCGACATCGAGCCCAAGAAAGAAGTTGACGATGTGTGAATAGGGGTTCTATGGTGGCGGTCCTTCCCACCATGAAGAAACTCCAATACATCAAAGCGTCCGCAGTACGCAAATACTGCAAGGCCCACGGCAAGCGGGCCTCCAAAGAATTGTTCGCCACGCTGGATCGCATGGTCCATCTCCGGGTCGAGGCCTGCATCAAGGTCCATAACGGAGGCAAGAAGACCATCGACATGGGTGTCCTGTCCTATGTCTTTAACCACACCGACATCAGCAACAATGGCTAAGGTCAATCTGTCCAAAATCAGCACGGAAGATCTCTGGGCTGAACTCACCAAGCGGAAGGAAAAGGAAAACTTCACTTGGTACTACATCAATCTGGAGGATGCCTACCAGTTGATCAACCCGGACGATGAACCCCGCACCTTCAAGACCCTCAACGGAGAGAAGAAGCTGCGCAACTATATCCGCAACGATGCCGAGAACGACCTCATGGATTTGTTCGGTGAAACTGAGGTCGGGTTCTGGGAATCCGACTGCGGAGGTTACGATGTTTTCTTTGTTGACGAAAACAAGTAGGCCGTATTACACCCTCCTCGCCATGCACAAATACGCACTAACACCACAGGCCTCCGAGGCCATCTCCTATGTCATCTCCAACGCCATCGAATCCGGCGGTTCGGACTCTTGGTTCTTGTTCCGCAAGTACAAGCACCGGGATCTTCCAGACGGAATCTTCTACGCTGAAGCCGAGGCCAAGATGACCGATGAATGCGATGCCCCTTGGCATGACGGCAAGTGGGTTCACCTCACGCCTCAGTCCGTGGCTGACCGCATCAACGAGATCCTCGCTGATGATAGCCATAAAGTTCACACCCAAGTCTTCTGGAACGACACCAAGGGCTACCTCGCCCATGAGATGCGGAATCTCATGATGGGCGAGTATGGCGATGGTGACGCAACCAGGGATGACGGCATCCTCCAAGTCCTTTTCTGCGGGGAGGTCATCTGCTCCTAACATGCGAGCCGAATTCCTCATCCGTCAGCGGTCCACTTGGGACCGCAACTGGCAAAATGATGGCAAGGGGCCAGTCGATTGCCCGCCTGCCGATCGCTACACCAGCCCAGAGGGCATGGACGAATTGTTGGAGTCCTTTGCCCACGACAGCGTTTGCGCCGACAACCACGAAATCATCATCCATGACATCTCGATGGACCTCGGACAACTGCCCAGCATCCGCAACAACCGGCTGGAGTTCTACATCCTCATGGATGTCGAGAGCGATGAAGCTAAAAGCATCGCAGGCCTCCAGCGGATCCTGCTGGATGGACTCATGTTCTGGTGCGACAACTGGGTCGATGACATGCGTTCGGAAATCATCGAGGTTAAGCATCTCTGAAAATTCCCCCAACCACACGAACATGACCCCCAAGAAAATCGCAGACAGCATGCACGGCCCCATCGCAAGGTGGATAACCAAGACCCTCAAGAAGGAGAATATCCGGTATGAGGTGACCGAGCCGTGGAAAGAAGAGACCGACATGGAGATCTGGCTCTCAAAAAATATCCGAATCCAAGTCGGCAACGGATACTACTCGGTAACCTCATCGAACGATGGGCATGTCCCGCTCAAGGACACCGCATGGGTGTTCGTGGACGGCGCGGGCCACCTGGTCAAAGAGATCAACGAGGCCATCGCCGCATTCCCCGACATCGACATCGACTCTATCAGCGAGGCCGACTGAAAGAAACTGAAGTCTGTGTGAACAGGGGGCTTGACGGCCCCCTTTTTTTGTGCCCAGATGCCAACGCCATGAAACCGCACACCAATACCACCATCAACAAAATCCTCAACGCTCTGACCTTCGGCATGCTCACCCGCATCTCGGATCTGGAGCATAACCAGAACATGGGCATCATCGAGACCTCGGCTGGCTTCCACAAGCTCGACCGGGTTGACACCGATGTCTCCGCACTCTCCAAGGAAGTCCTCGTCCTGCGTGACGAACTGCTTTCCTTGAGGCATTCGCAGAAGCCCATCGTCCTCTCGGAGGCCGACCACGCTCGCATCGCCATCATCGTCAAGCAGGAGGCCGAGCATTTCATGGAACTCAACATCGATCGCAAGATTCGCCTGCACGGCCTCGTCCGTCAGAACGACCTTCCCGACTTCGATGAGTTCGTGAAGTACGAGGCCCACGGCGATGAAGTCCTTACTGTGGACAACATGAAGGAAACCTTCGGTGAAGAAATCCAGAAGGATTATTTCGAGGACATCGTCCGCACCATCGTGAAAAACCTCTGCGATGACGAGTACACAACCGAGGATAAGGTTCGCGAAATCTGCCGAGACATGGGCTGTGACGATACGCTCGATGAAGACCGAGTTCGTCAGATCTGCCAAGACGAGTTCAGCGAGTCCGACATCCCCAACGAGGACCGGGTTCGCGAAATCATCGAGAGCGAACTGGACGAAAAAAACTTTGCCACTACCCATGAGGCCGAGGTCATCAGCGAGGATGCCATCGAGGCCCATGAGGCCGAGCATCATTCCGACGATGCGGACGAGGACGATGCCGCGCCGGTCCAGGAAGAGACCATCGTGCTGTCGGGTAAGATGGTCGAGGTCGATATCTCCAAGGACACGGAAGATGACATCGTGCTGACCAAGGAAGAGCGTGACCTCATCATGGTCATCCGTGCCGTCAAGGCCACCGAGGACGAGAGCGATGCCGACACCATGCAGGAAGCCATCTCCCAGATCGGTGACGATGATGAACGCAAGGACATGCTCACCGCCCTGCTCAAGGCCTCCGCTGAGTACGCCTACGGCATGGGCCTCTGGCATGAGGACATGGCCCACTCTTTCCGCAAGGAAGGCCGTCAGTCCGAGGCCCTCTACGACAGCACCATCGCCCATGGCTACGATGAGGCTGGACAGGCCATCAAATCCGTACACACCCTCTTGGAGCGTGCCGAACAGCATGCCCAGTTCGTCTCCGACCGCATCGAGGACAAATAAAATCTCCCCCAACCACCAACCCAGAAAAACACACAACCATGCCTAACATCACATTCACCTCCGCTTGTTTCGAGGGACCGCAGGAGTCCCTCGCCAAGCTTCGCGCACTCCTCACCGAGAAGGATGACCGGACTGTCAGCGACATCATCATCCCGATCCCTGTCTTCCCCTCCGATGGGAAGTCGTGGTTCACCGATGCTGACGCACAGGCCAAGATTCAAGCCGTCTACAAGGCCAACCAAGCCATCTGCGGATACCAGTCGGACTACGACTTCGTCAACGATGTCTGGGGCTCCAAGTGGGGCATCTGCGACATCAGCATCAACGAGTCTGAGCCCACCTGCCTGTCGGTGTCTTGGCAGTCCGCTTGGTCTCCCGCCTACGGCCTGTTCTACATCATCGCCCGCATGTTCCCCGATGTCCTCTGCATGTTCGACAACGAGGACGAGTGTGCGAATTACAACCCGCACGAAATCGTCCTAAAAAACCCTCAGCCCATCCTTGAGTTCATGCTGAACAGTCGGACGCACCATAAGAATATCCTTGGCGATGATGTCTTCAGCCTGCTGGACACCAAGTCCAGGTCTTGCGCGTTCATGGTTCCCACGATCGAAAAATACGAGGTCACCGATGACAATGAAAACACCACCATCAAACTGCGGTGCGAACTCACGGAAGCCGATTGGGACAACGACCCAGAGAATGCCAGCGAGGCCGGTGAGCCTGAGGTCACGGAGATGGCAATCGCCATCAACTACCTCAAGGCCGAGATGTACATGAACGGATTCAACTCCGCAATGGACATACTCGTCTCCGACCACCAGCGGGCCAACGAGACGAGGTCGTACTTCCCGCAACCTCCGAAAAAAAGCGAATAGGCTTGAGGCCCCCAGCAATGGGGGCTTTTTTGTTTGTGCCATGAAACTACGCAATGAAGACGGAACATGTGGATGCGGAAGCGGTCAGCTGCCGGACAGGGTCTATGACGGCTACGGCATCTTCCTCACCTACACATGCCACAAGTGCCACAAGCAGGAGATGAAAAAATACCGCCATGACATCATGTCCTGCTATGATGCCCATGAGCCCATCGACCCAGAGTCGTACGAGGGCCCTATCTACAACGAGGACAATTAGACCCGACGCGCAGCCAGGTACAGATCCGCAAGGGGAGGTTTCGGCCTCCCCTTTTTGTTTGCATGAATCCCCCCGCAGGCCACGCTCACCGATGCCATGAGCAAACCCAAATCCAAAAAGACAACCAACGACAGCAACATCAAGCAGGCCGAACTGGCCCGTGCATGGACCATTCACTTCGGTCTTCCGTACGGAACCATCAAGGCCCGCCATGAGCTACTCGCGAACAAAACCTTCAAGGCCGATGACACGGACTTCTCCAACGAGAACCGCCTGCCCCACGGCCTGCTGTACCTCAAGGTCCATGATGCCCTCAAGGTCTGCCTGCAGACCGGTCACCCCGACACCAATGGCTCCATGATTGTGGGCTGGTTCTGGGACTCGTTTGAGCATGAGGAAAACGAGCAGGGCGTTCACTCCACCCCAGAGTGGGACGAGATTGAAAACGGCGAGTCCATCTTCGACATCGATGGCGATGAAGGCCATGAGCCCGATGGCATGCCTTTCTGGAACGAGGCCATCCTTGAGCGTTTCCACGACCATAGCCGACAGGGCTATCTCGGCCTCGATGTCCAAGGCCTCCCGCCCGCAATCGACATCATGCAGGAATTCGAGCGTCTCGAAAAAATCGCAAAAAACATGGGTGACCCTTTCCGCTCCGACCCGCATGGCAACGAGGCCGAGCCGTGGGAATTGTACTTCGGCCTCAAACGCCTTAAGCAGCTCGTCCAGGTTGCGCGCAACGCCTAACTTTTCCGACGATCATGATTCACATCAAGAATCTAGACGAGCGACTGGCCCTGCATAAGGCCACGCTCGATGTCCTGCATGAGGTCTGGAATGACTTGGCCCAAAAAGAAAATGCCCTTGAATGGCAAATCATCAACACGCCAGAGGGCATGGAGCCCAACCCCCAGCGTGAAGACATGATTCGGGTCCACGGCCTCGTAAGGGAAGCTCGCCGGCATGTTCGTTCCACGATTGACAGCGTAGTCTATCCTCGCGAATAAAAACCCCGCACCCACAAACATGAGCGACCCAAATAAAATCAGCGATTATCCCGAACAGGTTTCCATCCTCCATGTAGGCCATGCCGTCATGGTGATTGAAGGCCGGTGCGAGGATGCCACGGACGAGGATATTCAAAACGCCTGGAGATACCTGTATCGGAGCGGGGCCTATATGCATCTGCAGGGCAGTCTGCAGTCCGCTATCCTCTGGAAGGCCAAGCAGGATGGCATGGACGATTATGGCCCTGCCGAGCATGACGGCCCTGCCCGCTTGGAGCAGGTCAAGGAATTGCCCAGCGATGACGATTGCTAGGCCTCGGACCTAGAGACCAAACAAGGGGGCTTCGGCCCCCTTTCTTTTTTTGGGGTTTGGGTATACTGGCCTGCATGGACACGAATCCCGACAAGAGTGATGCCCTCTGGGCCATCTACTGGAAAAGCGAACAAGAGGCCGTTGAATATCGGGCCAGCCTGCCCGATAAAAAAAGCGACTGGTCCGAGAGGCAAATACACAGGATGGACAGCCTGCGGGCAAGGGCGGCAACCCACCTCTCGGCCTTTTGCCGTTACAAGCCACCGCATGAGCGCCGGCCTGGCATAGACTCCTGAGCCACCTAGCACGATCGTTAGAATCGACTTGCATCTCCCCCCGCAGGCCTCCACAAAGCCCATGCCATGAATAACCCTAAA